CCCTAGTGCATATTCATATGAATGTAAAGAATGTACTATAAAAAGAGTATCCAAATCAAGAGTTAAAGATAGCGCAAGGTACGAATACCCTGACTGGTAATAGGTTCACGTCCCGTTTCCCCAGTGAAACAATGCATTATTCTAAATAATAGTAGCATCCATTGAACTTATCAGGAGAACCAAGCAAGATGGCCAACACACAGATTTCACCAGGTGTATTGGTCCAGGAAAGAGATCTTACTAACACTATTAACGCAACGATCGATAACGTTGGCGCTATTGTTGGTACCTTTTCCCAAGGACCCGTCGAAGAGATCATCAGTATCTCCTCCGAAAGAGAACTCATCAAAGTATTTGGTGAGCCAAACGAACAGAATTACGAATATTGGTTTAGTGTCGCTCAGTTTATGCTGTATGGCGGTACATGTAAGGTAGTCCGTGCAGACAACTCTGCATTAAAGAATGCTATCGACACTGCAATCTTCACCCAGACAATCTTCTCGGCAGTTGACGTTACGTTGTCTGTCCAGAACGCTACTGGATTCGATGTCAGCGATTTGCTTCTAATCGACGCAGAACTGATGTCAGTCACTGCTGTTACTGGTAACGATTTAGATGTCCTTCGTGGTCAGAATGCTACCGCCAATACTTCACACGCTGGTGGTTCACAGGTCACTCAGATCAAGACAGTCTCTGGTGCAACTTCACCCCTCAATCAAGGTGGAACTCTTGCCGCAAGCGCAAGCGCACTTACAGTTACTTCCAACGCTGCACTTACCTCTGTAACGAACTCATACATCCAAGTGGGTGATGAGATCATGCAAGTTACTGGTATTTCTGGTAACGATCTTACCGTCAGTCGCGCACAACTTGGTTCAACTGCAACTGCTCATACTGATGCAACTGCTGTCAACCTCCTGACTGTTAACGTCAACCAGACGAAAATTAACGAGCAAACTAGCAGCGGTGTTACTCCTCCTAAGATCAATAACATTGATACTTACGAAGCAAACACTGAGTATGCTGCTAACAATTGGAAGTTTGCTGCACGTAGCCCTGGTACTTATGGTAACAGCCTTCGCGTTGTGATGACTGATGCTGGTCCTGATCAAGTTCTGTATCTTGCTGAACCTGGTCCATCCGCTGCTGAATGGCAGATGCTTCCTGGTAAGAGCATCTCGTACTCCGCATCTTCGATGCAGGGTCAGATTTTCAGTTACTCATTGTTCCTTACACTTAAAGCAGGTGTTGACCTGGTTGGTAAGTTCAAAGCAGGTAACTTCTTCCAAGCAGATAGCGGAAATGTCACTGGACGTTTCGTCGCATACGAACCAAAGACTCGCGAACTCGAACTGACTGTTGATTCTTCGGCTTCTGGACACATCGATATCGATATGGTTCTTACCGAACTTGCCGATAATGGTGGTTCACCTGGTTCTGCAACTGGTAACACCGCTAAGCCTACTTTGGTTCAGCGTCGTCTTACCGTTGTTAACGATGAAGGCGCAACTGCTTTCAGCAAGAACATCACTATCAAAGATTCCAGCACACTCAACGGCACGATCAACGATGGTGACAATGTTACTATCCTTTCTACCGAAAATGAGTACATTTCCAGAGTCTATGGTAATAATCAGAAGTGGGCTAGCGTAGCAGCACGTCCTGGTACTAGCACATGGGCATCTGAGCGTGGTGGTTTCCGCGACTTGTTCCATATCTTGGTTCTAGATGGCGACGGTGGTATCACTGGCGTTCCTGGTTCGATTCTTGAAAAGTTCATTGATGTGTCCAAAGCATCTGATGCTAAGACACCCCAAGGTTCTACCCTGTATTACAAGGATGTGCTCAAAGCACAGTCCGAGTACATCTTCTGGGGTTCACACGAGAACGCACGTATCTTCGATGTCAATCCTTCACTGACTGGTGACATTGGTGATGCTGTGTTGAACAAGAAATTTGACTTGTTCAAGAACGACTACACCATCCTTTCCGTGGATGATCCTACTGGCACAAGTCTGCTGGCACAACCTCTGGTTAACACCAAGAACACATCTACCTTGAAGTATCAACTTCGCGGTGGTGCTGATGGTTATAGTGCTGAGCGTGACAAGTTGTTCGATTCTTACGATCTGTTCTCAGATCCTGAGACCGAAGAAATTGATTATGTGATCATGGGACCTGCAATGAGCGACGGTGTTGACTCTGTTGCCAAGGCACAAAAAATGATCGACATTGCTGAGATCCGCCAAGACTGTCTCGCATTCGTTTCCGCTCCTCGCGATGCCATCATTGGTGTTGCTAGCAGCAGAGAAATTGTTAGCAAGACTGTCGATTACTTCGATCAACTGTCTTCCAGTTCCTACGTTGTCTTTGACAACAACTACAAGTACATCTATGACAAGTACAACGATACCTACCGTTACATTCCTTTGAATGCTGACATTGCTGGTCTCGTTCTTGACACTGCCATTGAAGCAGAACCATGGTTCTCTCCTGCTGGTTTCACCAGAGGTCAGATCCGTAACGCTGTCAAACTTGCATACTCTCCTTTGAAAGAAGAGAGAGATTCACTCTATGCTGCACGAGTCAACCCAGTTGTTGCTTTCCCTGGCGAAGGCATTGTACTCTTCGGAGACAAGACTGGCATGGCAACTGCATCTGCATTCGATCGTATCAACGTTCGCCGTCTCTTCCTGGTAATCGAAAGAGCAATTAGTGATGCTGCTAAGAATCAACTGTTTGAAATCAATGATGAGTTCACTCGTCAGTCCTTCAATGACATTGTTGATCCTTATCTCAGAGGTGTTCAGTCACGTCGTGGTGTTGAAGATTATCTAGTTGTTTGTGATGCAAGCAACAACCCTGATGATGCTATTGATCGCGGTGAGTTCTTCGCTGAGATCTTCGTGAAGCCCACGCGCTCCATCAACTTCATCACACTTCGCTTCACTGCTACTCGCACTGGCGCATCCTTCGCTGAAATCGTAGGTTGATAAAGTGGGGAGGAAAACCTCCCCTTTCATAATTCCCCTTTATATGATAATCAATTAATTATTCTTCCCCAGGAGAAACCCCCAAAATGTCCCCAGTAATTAGAAACAATCGGAAGAAGCGCAACCCCTCTAATACAAATGAGTTGGCTTCGACTGCAACCTTATTAGATTTTAGGAATCAGATTCAGGATCTCGCGAGACCTAATCTATTCCAAGTGACTCTCCAATTTCCTTCGTTGGATGGCGAAAGTGCCATAGGTGGCAACCAAAAAGGTAAAAGAGCGCGTAGAGGTGGTAACAACCAAATGTCTGCGAGATCTACCTTCCTGGTCAAAGCAGCAAACCTGCCTGCATCTACAATTGGTGTGGTCGAAGTTCCTTTCCGTGGTCGTCAATTGAAGATCGCTGGTGATAGAACGTTCGAGCCATGGACTGTTACTATCATGAACGAAGAGACCATGCAATTGCGTGAGACCTTGGAGGCATGGGCAAATCACATGCAGCAGAATCAGTATAACTACCAGTCTGCTGATTCCATTAACGATTATCAGGCAAGGGCAACTGTCGATCACCTTGACAGACAGGGCGAGTCAAACGGTTCATATAGTTTTGAAGGTATTTGGCCTTCTAACATCTCTGCAATTGATCTTGCATGGGATAGCAATGATACCGCTGAGGAGTATACAGTTGAATTCCAAGTTCAATACTGGGAGAAGACTAATGACTCTAACATGTCTCATGGTAAGAGAAGGAACAACAGACGTAACCGCAACAAGCGCGGTAGAGGTCAGCGTCAGAACTGATCAGAACCCACGTAGTTGAAATTGCTAAATAGTAGTTGAAGTAATTACTTTCAATTGATGTCTCAACTATTTGGTTATTCGTTAGATAGAAAGAAGGGTCAGACAACTGGCCCTTCTTTTGTTCGTAAAGAATCGGACGATGCTGCCCAACCAATTTCTGCTGGTGGGCACTTCGGACAATATGTTGAGATGGGTGACGCTGCTAATAAAGCAAGCGAAGCAGATTTGATTGGCAGATATCGCGAGATGTCTTTGCATCCAGAAGCGGATGCTGCTATTAATGATGTAGTCAACGAAGCGATTGCTGGGGATCTTAATGATCACCCCGTGGATATTGACCTCCAACACTTAAAAGTTTCTCAGAACCTGAAAAACAGGATCAGAGAAGAGTTTGTCAATGTTCTAGTTCTTCTAGATTTTGATAGAAAAGCGTATGATATTTTCCGTCGATGGTATATCGATGGGCGCTTGTTCTATCATAAGATGATTGATACTAAAAATCCTCAGGCTGGTATTACAGAACTAAGGTATATCGATCCACGCAAGATCAAAAAGGTTGTTGAATTCGACAAGCCTAAGGATCGCGCACAACTCATCGATCCACAGATCACATCGATTGTTCCCAAATCGGTTGAGTATTATATCTACTCACCCAAAGGTCTGAAAGGATATGAGAACAATGGGATTAGAGTTGCACCAGATGCTATCGCATACTGCCATTCTGGTCAGTTGGATATGCAGCGCAACTATGTACTATCCCATCTTCACAAGGCAATTAAGGCAATCAATC